GTCTGTGAAATGCAAGTGATAGGTGAACGTGATGACAAACAAAACTTCCATCAAGACATCTTCTGAAATGTTTTTGTCCTTCATAGCATTCACGAACAAACTCAAGGCATCAGATGCGGTCTTGTGTTCTTCACTCTGCCAATTGAATTCAAACTCTTCATGATGATCCATGAGACACCTCCTTGATTAGCCAACCCAAATAGACGTTGGCCTTTTGCAAGTCTTCTAACTTGTTCTTGTTTTCGTAACGCCAGATGTACTTCATGACGTTACCTTTAAGATACCCTTTGAAGGCGGCAGAGGACATCGACGCTTTGATTGCATCGATGCACTCTATGCCACCGTCTTTGGTGTAGTGCCCAGGGTGATTGACCATGTCCGGCGATTCACTCATCAGGCAATCTCCAAACCCCAATCTGACCATCCAAAGCGCGAGTTGCCAATTTCATGCCGTGCCTAAGTAAGTAAACCTTCAACGAGTTAGCTTCCTTACGGGTGTTCACAAAAACGCATTGGCCAACCTCCATGGTCTTAAACTTTTCCCACTTTGGGGAAGTTCGACCTTGCCTTTTTGTTGGCAGCGGGATGCCGCTGTGAATGGTTTCAGTGTCCTTCATCACATGCCCTCAATGTTTTGAAACTTAATGTCCACGATTATTTCATCGTCAGGCCAGCCGCCAACGCTGGAATACAACTCGGTGATCGATTGCGCAAGCTGATACACCTTGCCGAAACTTTCCGACAACGCTTTTTGTCTTCGCGCATCGTTTTCTTCACGAGTTTCTTTCTCGCTATCCCATCTCCAATCGTTCCTCAAAAGTGGAATAGGTACTGCGCAGACACGTTGGCGGACAGGTTCTGCGTCAAACATGTGGCCAGTAGAGATCTCTATAAGAGCCTCTGCATTCTCCATCCAGTAAGCGTTTTCAGGATCGACAACTTTGTATTTGTCTGCGAACTCTGGGTCAGTTGCTTGGCACTCATGCAACTTGTGGTTTGCTTCAACAAGCGACTGCCTAAGTCGCTCATGAGCTTTGGCCCAATTCTCATTGCTCTCTTCAAGCTTTTTGATCTTCGCTCGCAACCCTTCATTAGAATCAGGCGATGGCTTTTCAACCTTTTCAGGGTTAGCTGCCAGCCAATCCACATATTTTTGCATAGTCTTTATGCCTGGCTTACGGATCTCGCGGTTACAAAATTGTCGAACCGAGCTTGGATCAACGCCAATTGATTTTGCAATCGTTGCTCGAGCTTTAGATTCTTTGATACCTTTTTCAGCAGCTAGTGCTGAAATGTGGTTTTTCAACGCGGTGCGCGCAAAGCGCAATGTCTTTTCAGAATGTAGTTCCATTTCTATTCCTTGCTTTGGGGTTTATAAGTCCCGCCTTCGGGCACACGGACGGGAACGTGCTGGATGGGTGATGAGTCCCAAGCCCTAGTCCTTAACCATTCCAATCTACGTTTTGTGTGGTTAGGGCGTTGTATCCAGTGGCAACATTGGCGGTGTTCAAACCCGGCGGAGGGGTTCCCTGTGCCTGCTGTGGCGCTTGTGGTTGTGCAGCCGCAGGAGCAGATCCGCCCTTGAAGGAAGAGATCTTGTTCTTTGGCGCATAACCATTGTTGCCTTCTTCGATGGCCACCTGTGCAGTGAACTGCTTGCCCATAGCGGTGCGCATCATGTCAGTGTTGACGGTCTGCGTGGCATCACCACCCGTCGCCTGAATGAAAGACTTCAAGCGTCCCAACCCTACAGGGTGAGTCAGCGTGAAGTTCTCCCAGATCTTACGACCCGCATAGCTAGGCCCAACAACGTTGTACTCCACCTTCAGGTAGGGATTACCTGCTTTTGAAGTTTCCTCGCTGTACACGGCCGCGGCTAGGGTGTACTCGCCAGCTGGCATGGGTTCTGATACCCCACCACCTGACTCATCGATGTTGCTGACATCGATACCTTGATCTAATAAGCCCATGGTTCCTCCTATGCGGCTTCGTTATTGTTTGCTGGCAGACCCAGTGCAGCGCCGTAAGCATCTGCAAAAGCTTGCCAAGAGAAATCGATCTTCGACGGAAGGTCGAGTCGAGACTTCGCGTCATAGGCTGCAGCAAACTTGGTAAACAAACCTCGGTTGCCATAGCTCACACCACGCGCCTTCGCGCCATCCTTGATCAGGGTGGTCTCGTAGTTTGCGAACAAGTTGAAGTCAACCCAATCTTTGATCAGGGCATTCACCTTCTTGTTGCAACGCATCTCCCAGCGATCATAAGGTTCCAGTTCTGGATCTTTGTACGCCTTCGATGCAACGTGACTCAATAGAATCACATTCATGCCACGCTGTTGAAAACAAACGTTCAGGCCATTCAACAGGTTCAACCAAGCATTTTCCTCGGCAACGTAAAACGCACCGTATCCTGCTTTGGGATCTGCCGCTGATGACCAACCGTTCTTCTCACAGACATTTGCTTCACCAAGCTTGGCTGCAGCATCCGTAGTATCCAAGACAACCGTCTTGTACGCATGCTCTTCCATGGCCAGCGTTCTCACCTGCTCCATGATCTCTTCCCAAGTGTTCGCCTGGGGAAACCGTGCAGCGTTGATGAACGACAAACCGTCCTCTGCTTGAATGAAGATTGAGCCTGGAGCATTCGCTCCAAACGTGGACTTACCAATACCATCTGTACCTTGGATGTTCATCCGTACAGGGGGCATCGTTACATCAGGATCAATCTCCCGATGGGTGGTTACTTGGTTTAGTAAACTCAAGATCACACCTCCTCTTCTGGTTGGTTAAGTTTCTCTGGGTCAATTGCCTTGACCCGCTCTTTGCCAAGCTTGATCGAATGACAGGCATGCCAACGCCCAGCTTCTTCTGGGTGAGCCATGGCCCACGCAGTGAAACCGCGCATGTCTACCTTGTAATTCGTAACTTGGGCTACAAACGAGGGCCACGATTCTCGTGGCATTGACTCCAGAACTTTATCCAACATGCTTTGATCCCAAACGTGTTCACGCTTGATCTCAACAGTTATGCCGTCTTGGGTTCTTTCGCCGCCCTCATTGTTCAGGGGGAGTAGAAGTTGACTCACTTCTTTCTGGTCCAGGAGCTCGCGTTCAACCGACTTGATGTGTCGCTCAATCTCTTGCTTCTTTTCTTTCGCGCCATGCAGCTGCAAAGCTAGATTCTTAATCCGCTCTTCCATTCCAATCTCACTTCTTCTCTCTACGGATATGGACGTTACTGGATGTCACAATAGCTTGCAACAATTTTTTTTACTTTTTGGTTGCACCCTGAATCAAGGTCATAGAGAATGCGACTTTCCAATACAAACAACGGCTATGAAAACAATTGAGAAGAACCTCGAGCTGCCGCCTCACCCCACCAAGGGCGCAGGTAAATGGCAAACGCTTTTGAAGGACATGGAGATTGGGGACAGCTTTGTGTTGACCCAGGAAGAAGACCCCAAGGGTTACGTCTATCACTCAATCAGAGTGGCGGCGAAGTCTCTGGGCATGAAAGTACGATCTGGTACAGATGAAAACAAAAACAGGATAGTGAAACGGATTATTTGATGATGCCATCCTTCCTACCATCAGGGGTCAACGGCTCTGAACTCGCACCTGAAGCCAAGCTGGAGCTCCTGCATGATATGTGGGAAAACGGGATGCACATCATCCCATGTGGCTCACCCACCGAGGCGGTGCCGCAATACTTTAGAACTCGGCATCCATTCGATACAGAAGATGCACTCAAGGCCAAGTGGGCAAAGACACCACGAGTCAAGTGGCAGCACTACCAAAAGATTCAACCGTCACGCGAAGAGATACAACAGTGGCACAACCAATACCCGTCTGCTAACTGGGCAGCGATTACTGGCATCACGTTTGCCGTGGTCGATGTTGATAAAGAAGAAGCCGTCGAGTGGGTAGAGCAGGGCAACATCAGCCGTACCCCACTCAAACAAACATCACCCCGCGGTGGTGTGCATTACTTCTATTCACTCGGCAGCGAACTCATCCGCAACAGCGTAGGTCTCAACAAGATCGACATCCGCGGTGATGGCGGGTACATCATGGTGGCACCTAGCCACGGGTACAACATTGAGTTTGATCAGAACTATCCCATGTCCAGCATGGAAGATCTGCCCGTGCTGGTGCAAGACGATCTGCAAAAAGTCCACATGTACAACAACGGTGGCAAGGTCGAGACCATACGCGAGAAGCTGACCGAAGACCCCAAGCAAGAGGGCAGTCGTAACGATACCCTGGCGCGCTTGGTCGGCAAGTGGGTGAAAGAAGGCTGGGGCATGCGCGAGGTCATGATCAAAGCGCAGGATTGGAACCAGACCTGCTTCCCGCCCATGGACTTGATCGAAGTCACGCGCACCACCATCAGTATTGTAAGTGGTCACATCAAGCGGCACCCGGACGATGTCGATGCAGGCGTCATGCAGTGGCAGACATCCAAGTGGCAGACAGACATCAATGAAGATCTCAAAGAGATTCAGTCACAAGAAGATCCGCTGGATGAACTGAAGCGAGAAGGCGAAGAGAAACCAGAGCAGGGGCCGCTCGGATTACAACCATTCAGTGCCGATGAATGGCATGAAATGAACGACGATGGCATCGACCAGTACTGGGGTGATGCATTCATATTTCAGAAGAGCAGAGTGTTACTGCTCGGCAAGCCCAAGATAGGTAAATCAAACTGGCTGGGTGCATTCGCAGCTGGGGCAACAACAGGCACCGACTTCATGGATGTGCCGTTCAGTCGCCCACTCAAAGTGATGTGGTTCCAAGCAGAGATCATCGCAGAGTTCTTGAAGCGCCGTATCGAAACCTACTACAAGCGGTTCGCAGGGGACGATGACCTCATTCGCATGGGGCATAACAACCTGATCATCAGCGGGCGGCTGCGCAAGAACCTGATGAAAGATCAAGACATCCAGGCGTTCAGCGATGAGATTGCATTCCACAAACCAGACATCGTCATGATCGACCCCATCATCAACTTCTTTGATGGTGAAGAGAACTCCAACACCGAGATACGCAAACTCATGGACAGGGTCGATATGCTCATGGAGTTGAATGACGTTGCCGTCATCCTCGCCCACCATACAGGTAAAGAGCGGGCAGATGATAAGTCATTCATGTCGGCTCGAGGTGGCTCGGTGTTCGCAGGATGGTTCGATTCTGGCGTCAAGCTCAGCGGACAGAAGCCTGATGTGTCTGTGTTCTACGAGGCGCGTAACGCACAAGAACCCAAGGAACACCTGGCTAACTTCGACTTTGATAAGGGCATGTGGGAAGTTAATGAGTTCACACAGCGAAACACTAGGCCGCAACTGAGCGAAGAAGATGAAGTACTTATCGCAGATGTGGTGGTGAACGCAATGAGCAGCACGAAGTTCTACAAGCGAAAAGAGTTAGAGCTGTTGGCTCAAGAGGCTTTGAGCAGAGCTAAGATGAGCAGTGGTAACAAGGCAGCACAAAAAGCAGTGAGCTATGTGCAGAAGTACAAAGGCCACATAGTCAAGACACATGCCGTGCCCGGACAGGCGGTGTGGCACTATTTAGAATCAAATGAAATGACACGACCTTGGGAGGTTGAATGATGAGCATGGGTCTCTATGCTTTTGGTGACGGGGCTGCATCCGCTTCAAAGCTCAAGATAAGTAACGAAGATCATGTGGGCATAGGGTTTTCAGACAACTCAGTGTATTACCCCAACTTAATTAATCACCAAACAGAAATTTTTAAAAAGAAAGCCAACAAGCGTAATTACAACAGCAAAAAAGAAGTTTCTTTAACTAAAGAGTACAACAGACCAGCGGTGTATCTACTGTTTGATGTTGGAAAAATAGTTTATGTAGGGCAAAGCATGAAGCCGTTACAACGAATAGGCCAGCACCAAAAGAGCAAGATATTTGACAGTTACAGGATCATGTACTGCGCTGAAAACCGACGATTATATTGGGAAACAAAACTTATTCACGCATTCAAACCAATGCTTAACAGGACGTTTAAATGAGCACCTTTCTCGCCGCAATCAGAGCACAGCAGGCGTGGGAAAAGAAACCCAAGAAGCCTAAGCCAAAACTCCCGCGAGAGAAGCGCGAGAAGTTGCAGGACACCGTGATCATGCAGATCCTTGGGCTGCAGGAGATGGGACTGCCTTCTAAGGATATCGCTAGAGAAGCAGGTGTACCTGTGGAAACAGTGTACAAAGTGAAACACAGGTACATACTCATCGATGTGAAGAACGGAACTAGGTGGTACAAATGGCTGGGGATGTGAATAAAAAACTTACAGTCATAAGCCTAGGCGCAGGTGTGCAGTCGAGCACGATGGCGCTCATGGCAGCGCATGGTGAGATCACGCCGATGCCAGACTACGCAATCTTTGCCGACACACAGGCAGAGCCAGCGCACATATACTCCTGGCTTGATTGGCTTGAGACGCAGCTGCCGTTTCCAATCTTGAGAGTGACAGAGGGTAATCTCAAAGAAGCCATACTCAACGGGCAAGATAGGTTCGCAACACCGCCGTTCTTTACGAGTAGCCCAGAGGGCAGAGGCGAAGGTCTTCTGCGTCGGCAGTGTACTTCAGACTACAAAGTCAAACCTATACAACGAAAGCTCCGCGAACTGGCTGGATACAAGCCCAGGCAGCGCATCCCAGCAGACACCGTCGAGCAGTGGATTGGTATAAGCCAAGACGAAATTCAGCGCATGAAAGACGCGCCAGAGAAATGGTGCAACAACAGATGGCCTTTGATTGAGAAGCGCATGAGCAGGCTGCACTGTCTTGAGTGGATGCGGGATCATGGCTACAACGAGTTACCCAAGAAGAGTGCATGTACCTTCTGCCCATATCATGACAACGCAACATGGCGGAAGATGAAAGCCGAAGACCCAGAGTCCTGGGATGAAGCCGTTATGATTGATAAGTCTATTCGTGACGGGTTTTTAAAAACAACACAGAAACTCTATGTGCATCGCAGCCTACAGCCCCTTGATGTGGTCGATCTCTCTGATCCCGCAGAAGATCAGGTGGCGTTCAGCTTCATGGATGAGTGCGAAGGGATGTGTGGTGTGTAGGAACCCCAGCCACCTATTGCTACGGGGACATAGGTGGCCAGGGCAGGTGTGGCAGAGTAATCCCAAAGCAAAAGGTTTTACTGCGTTATGAACGCTTTGTCGCACCAAGGAGAAGCAATGGAAG